TACTGCTGTCGTTTATCCCGCTATTGAGCCTCATACTGGTAGGTTGCGTGTTAATGGCACTCCCGTACATTATGATTCATTTATTAATAACCTTCTCACCAATCATGCTAAAGCTAAAAAAGATGGCAAAGAATTTGCTTGGAAAGTAATTACTTATAAAGCTATAACTGAAGATGGAAATGCTTTATGGCAGTCTTTTTTCAGTAAAAAGAAATTAGCAGAAAAAAAGAAATTTTATTCAGATTCAGCTCAACCTCAAAAATTCTATCAAGAATATATGATGGAGGTTACAAGTGAGGAAGATGCGGTATGGACAAGAAGACATATAAAATATTGGGATGGATACTATAAAAATGAAGATGGAGTTAATTATATATATAAAAATGGAGAGCAAATTCCAGTTAATACATTTATAGGATGCGACCCTGCTACAGATATAAATACAAAACATTCTGATTTTAGTGTAATAACAGTTATAGCAATTGATGTTAACAATGAATTATATGTTATTGAATATGAAAGACATAGAAGTATCCCAACTATAGGCACTAAAGATTTATCTAATGGTGAAGTTATAGGTAAAAAAGGTGTAGTAGACATCATATTAGAATTACATCAGAAGTATCATTGTATATCATCAACAGTTGAAGATGTTGCTATGAATAGAAGTATATTTCAATCCTTAAATGATGAAAGAAGAAGACTAAATAAGTTTGATATTGCAGTAATCCCAGAGAAACCAGGTGGAACTCAGAAGCGTAATCGCATTTATAGTGGCCTTTCGGGAAGATTTAGTACAGGTACAGTACATTTAAGAAAAAATATGTTTGATTTAATCAATGAAATCCTTACTTTTGGGCCTAAAATGGCTCACGATGATACAATAGAGAGTCTTTATTATGCTCAAGTACATGGATTCCCTCCAAGTATGAAGAAAAATAAAGAAAAGAAATCATGGTATAAGCCTATAAAAAAAGCTAAAAATTGGTTGATTGCGTAAATAAAAAATATATCTGCCAAAATATGGGAGACAAAAATGGTAATAAAATATGATAAGGATAAAAAAAAGAAAGGATTTTCTAAAAGAAGAGGTAAAAGAGCTAAACTTTTAAGTAAACTTGAAAAACAAAGGACTGAGAAAGGTAAAAAAGTCGTTAAAAAAATAGATTCAGACCTTAAACGTAAAAAAATGGGAATGGATTTTGCTAAATGGATGACAGGCCCTAGCTTATTAACTAAACTAAAGTCTGTTTTAGACAAAAAGGCTCTAAAGAGTTTAGAAAAAAAGATGGGCAAAGATTCTAAACTAAAAACATCAAAGTCGAAACTTAAATTAAGAAGGCCTAAGGAGATTGACACTAAAGGTATAACTAAAAAAGCTGTTGCTAAAAAGTTATCATCAAAAGTTTCTAAAGCTAAAACTTCTAAATCTAAAGTTTCAGAAAAAGCTGTTAAAACAGTAAAAACTAAAGGCGGAGATTATAAAGTTTATAAAAAAGAATCTAAAAAGGCAGGTTCATTCAGGTCAGCTTTTAAATCAAATTGCGCAGGCAAGGGAGCTGGAGACACCTTTTCTTGGAATGGTAAAAGTTACAGTTGTGCAAGAGCCAGTGATAAAAAGAAATCTAAACCTAAATCTAAGATAGTATCTTATGACTATGGTGAAGGTACTAAAAAAAGGAAAGCATAAATGCCAAAGTTTGGCAAGAAGTCATTAGAAAAGCTAAGTACTTGCGACAAAAGACTACAATTAGTACTCAATGAAGTTATTAAAACAGTTGATTGCTCCGTTCTTGAGGGTCATAGAGGAGAACAAAGACAGAATAAACTTTATGATGAAGGCAAGACAAAGCTTAAATTTCCTAATGGTAGGCATAATGCTAGTCCTTCTCGTGCTGTTGATGTTGTTCCTTATCCAATTGATTGGGAAGATAGGGAAAGATTTCATTTATTCGCAGGATTCGTTCTTGGAATTGCAAAGCAACTTGGTGTTAATCTCCGTTGGGGAGGAGACTGGAACATTAACTGGTTTGTAGATGATAATAATTTTGATGACTTTCCCCACTTTGAGTTGGTAGACTGATGGCGAGATTAACAAATAAAAAAAGAGCTCAGATTAATAAGCAGCTATGGGAAAAGTCTAATAACGCTCATAGGCAAAGATGGCAATTCCTTAGTCAAAAAGGGCATGACTTTTATCTTAATGAGCAATTATCAAAAGAAGAAAAGGATGCATTAGAAGAATCAGGTATGCCTACATTTGTGGTTAATAGAGTAACTCCTATTATAGAGATTATGAAATACTTTGTTACTGCTAATAATCCTAGATGGAAAGCTGTAGGAGCAACTGGTGATGACGTAGATGTCGCTCAAGTACATTCAGATATCGCAGATTATTGTTGGTACTTATCAAATGGGAAGTCAATATATAGTCAGGTTATATTAGATAGTTTAACTAAGGGAGTTGGATTCTTTCTAGTCGATGTAGATAAAGATGCTGATAGAGGATTAGGAGAGGTAAGGTTTAGTAGAATTGACCCTTACGATGTTTATGTTGACCCTGCAAGTAGAGATTTTCTTTTTAGAGATGCTAATTATATAACAATAAGAAAAAATATTTCAAGAAGCAGGCTTATAAATATGATGCCTGAACATGAATTAAAAATTAAAAAAGCTGCTAGAAATTCTGAAATTGTTTCTTATACAACTAGGGATACTGATTTATCAGTAAATATTCAACCTGAAGATGTTACAATGGGAGTCAATCTTGAAGCAGAAGATGATGACATTCTCCCATACTATGAAACTTATCATAAGAAAAAATTTGCATATTATAATGTCTATATTAGAATAATCCCTACTCCAGCTAAAATGGAATCATTAAGAAAGCAAGTTGAAGCAAAGTTAGAAGAGTTTAAGCAAGAAGTAGAAGTATCTTTAATGGAAAAAACAATACAGATAGAAAATGCTTCTGAGTCTGGAGAGATTATAAAAGAGAGAGCTCTTTTGGAAGTTCAGAAGGCTCAAAAAATGGCTATGCAAGCTATTGAAGAAAAAAGGATGCAATTAATGTCTGAGGCTCAAGACTCAGCTACTATTATTAGTCAAAAGGTAATGTCTGAGGAAGACTATAAAATACTTTCAAGTAGTGAGGAAGCTAATAAAAACATTGTAGATGCAGTAAAATTTTATGAAAATAGAATTATATTAACTTGTACAGTTGGAGATGATGTATTTTTATATGAATATATATTACCAATAACTGAATATCCAATAATTCCAATTCCATATACTTATACTGGTACACCTTATCCGATGAGCGCAGTTACCCCTCTTGTAGGTAAACAACAAGAAATAAATAAAGCTCATCAAATTATGCTTCATAATGCAAATCTAGCCTCAAATTTAAGGTGGATGTATGAAGAAGGTTCTGTACCAGAAGAAGAATGGGAGCAATACTCTTCATCACCTGGCGCCTTGTTGAAGTATAGGCAGGGATTTTCCCCTCCTACGCCCGTTTTACCAGCTCCCATAAATAATGCATTTTATACAATAACTCAATCTGGGAAAGCAGATGCTGAGTATATTAGTGGGGTTCCATCTGCAATGATGGGATTTGCTCAAGACCAAGCAGAAACATATAGAGGATTACTAGCTAATGATGAATTTGGAACTAGAAGATTAAAGGCTTGGATGGGAAGTATAGTTGAACCATGTTTAGAGCATTTAGGAAGATGTTTTCAAATGAGAGCTCAATCTCACTATACCATAGAAAAAGTATTTAGGATAGTACAACCTGAAGCTGGTCAATCTCCACAAGAGCAAGAAAGAGAAGTAAGAGTTAATATACCAATATATAATGATTATGGAAACGCAGTGCAAAAATATAGAGATTATTCAACTGCAAGGTTTGATATAAGAATAATAGCTGGAGCAACAATGCCTGTTAATAGATGGGCTTTAATAGAAGAATATTTTAAATGGTTTCAAGCTGGATTAATTGATGATGTCCAAATGATAGGAGAGACAGATATTAGAAATAAAAAACAATTAATTGAAAGAAAGTCAATGTATTCTCAGTTACAATCTCAATTATCATCTATGCAAGATGCTATGAAAGATAAAGATGGAACTATTGAGACGCTACAAAGACAACTAGTTCAAGCTGGTATCAAAATGAAAGTTGGAGACGCTTCTAATGAAATCAGAAAAGATGTATTAGAAACAGAGTCACAGCAAAAACTATTAAGAGGAATGTTAAAATCTGAATTTGAAAGATTAAAAACTGAAATGAAAAGCGATTTTGAATCTTCTAAAAATTTAAGTAAAACTACAGAATAATATTGACTGTTAATATTAAACTGTTTTAAATTAATCATTAAATCCAAAAAGGAGCATTTAAATAAATGAGTCAAGAACAAGTAAGCAACGCCGTTGAGGCCCCTGAAAGTCAAGACAATTTCCAAATTAACGATGACGCAGGCTTTTTTGAAGCCTTAGACCAAAGCGTTAATGGGGGAATATTAGACGAACCAACACAATCAACCTCGGAAAATATTGGCGATAATACGCCCTCGAGCCCAAGTGAAGTTCAGCAAGATGTATCAGAAGATATTGATACATTGAAAAAAAGGTATGGAGATTCAAGTAGAGAGGCTAGAAAGCTAAATACTCAGTTAAGAGAATTAGAGCCTTATATGCCTATACTTGATGCCATGCGAGAAGACCCTAATTTAGTTTCTCATGTTAGAAATTACTTTGAGGGTGGAGGTCAGACTCCCCAAAATATGGCTGAAAAATTAAATCTACCTGAAGATTTTCAATTTGAGCCAGATGAAGCTTTTCAAAACCCTAACTCAGACTCTGCAAAACTTATGGGGGCTACGATTGATGGAATAGTTCAACGTAGACTTGGTACTGCTTTGCAAGGTCAAAAAGCTGAAAATAGCAAATTAGCAAAAGAAACTGCTTTTCGACAGAAACATAATTTATCTGAAGATGAGTGGTCAGATTTTGTAGACTATGCTAAAGGTAAATCACTTGAACTTGATGATATTTACTATTTAAAAAATAGGCAAAACAGGGATAATCAAATAGCTGATTCGACTCGTAAAGAAATGCAGGATAAAATGAAAGAAGTCCAGCAACAACCTGGTTCACTTGCAACGACAGGTGG